CTTACCGTGACACCAAGTACAAGGTGTCTTTTCCACATCCATTACAAATGCAGGCATTGCATTTCGGTTTACGATAAAGTCCGAGAATACGAGGTCCGCATTATTTAATTCAGCTTCACGGCTAAGTGCTTCAATCGCGCGAGGATTAAGAATATCATCTGAATCCATAAACATAAAATACTTGCACATCGTATCTTTGTCCATTCCATACTGACGCGCCAAGCCAGGACCGCTATTTTTCTCCATTTGAAGAAGTCGAATCTTTAGTCCTCTTCGTTTATACTCTTCAATAATATCTGAATAATCTTCTCCGTCACAATCCTGTACAATTGTTACAATAAATAATTTCTTGGTCTGCGCGACCAATGAATCTAGCGCGGCCGGTAATGTCTCCCGCGCTTTGTATGTCGGAATTATCAAGTCAATTATGTTAATCACCTTCCTTAGTCAAATACATTTCATGAACCGCTCTTACACTTAAGATTGCATAGTCAAAGGCTTTTAGTGTTTCTGTCTTTTCTGCGCTAATGTTTCTCTTTTCGTTTTCAAGTGCTTCAATAATTTCATTGGCTGTCATAGGTTTGCACCTTCCTTTTGTTTATCTATCATTAAAACTATAGTAGTCACGATAAATTCTGGCGAAAGCATTGGGCGCATTGTATGCATCTTCGATGTGCTTAACTACTTCCTCTGCGTCAACCGTGGCCTTTTTAGTTTTCTTGATGCCTTTAAGTTTTCTGAACTTCCACTTAACCCAAATCAGATCAATAAAAGAGCCGTGGATTCCAACGCTATAACCAGCAATATCTCTTACTAGTGTTGCGATGTGAACCAAAGCTAGGTGTCTTGGATCTTTTCTATTGAAGTTAAAGATATTTAGTTCGTTGGTCTCTTTACCTAAAGTAAATAGGTTAATGACCGCAGTATTAACCAAATCATCTGATTTATATCTTTCCATTTAGATACTAATTCTCCTTTTCTTTTTTCATTATTATTATACCAAAATTTCCGGAAAGTTGCAAATTTTTAGACTGGACTTTGGGTTCTGTTACTTAAAAGTGAGAAAGGAAAATGGAGGTTATCGCCATGAGTAACAAAGTTTATGACGTTTTGAAATATATTGCGCAGATTGTATTGCCTGCGCTTGGTACACTTTACTTTGCACTTGCCGGGATCTGGAATCTTCCGTATGGAGAACAGGTTGTCGGTACCATTGTTGCAATTGATACTTTCTTAGGCGCCCTACTTCGTCTATCCACCGTTCAGTATGAAAAGAAATTAGAAGCGGGAGAGATAGAAGAAGAAGAGTAATAAAGGTCCAACTCCAACTGACCAAAGGCGCGTCTTAGAAAATTCTAGGGCGCGCTTTGTATATATAGGTGAAAATTTGATTTTTGGTCGGATCTATGATATACTATAGGTAGAAAGTGAGGAGAAGAATCATGCGAGTTATTACTAATGAAGATGTAAAAAATATAAATCGTTTGTACGCCGAGCTTAAAACCTATGCGGCGGTGGCTAGAGCAACAGGATTTAGCCCAGCTACTGTCAAGAAGTATGTTAAAAAAGATTATGAAGTTATAAATGAAGAGAATATAATTCGTTTTAATAGACCATTACCAGAATTCGACAGCTCAATGTTTAGATGCGGCGACTGGGGCCCGCTCTGTGAGTTGAATGAAGATGAGGTAAAAGAAATCAGAAATTTATGGAAGGAGATTGAAGTTTAATGGAAAAGTATTTCTATCTGGATACGAGTCCACTTTATACGAATAAGTACGTTATTCGTATGAACTTTGAAAAGTTTCTCTTTCCTACTGGAACAAATGGTAGTTATGATGTATTTATCGCACGACTTCTAAATTTGACTTATCCTGAATATTTGAGATATGCTAGAGATAGATTGGGCGCGGAATTAGTCGGCAAGAAGTCAAAGTATGTTGTGGCTTATTTTGATTTCAATGAAACAACTAAAGCGTTTATTGGATTGCTGAATAAGAGAATGGAATACATTATGAACGAGCAGAAGTTCCCATATACCTATAAGGAGGAAGATGGAAACGTAGAGCGTATTCCGTTTGAGAAATGAAAGTTACATTGGATTTATTAAAGAAATATGACGCACAGGAGTCATTTGTGAAGTTTATCGAAGAGAATGGCTTAGATGGCGCGGCCCTCATAGAAGTTATTGATGCAGAAGATATTGAACTTGAAAATTTGTATTTTCTGAAAAAATACTTTATATTTGATAGCGAAGAAAAGCAAAAGTTCTGTGAGGTTCTTAGTCTTACGGATTCTGAGAATGTTTGGAATAGCAAACATATTGAGAATAGTAAGGCAATTATGGAATCAAAATATGTTTCTGATAGTTTTAATGTAAGATTTTCTTCTGATATAAGTAATAGTAACCATGTATTTAGAAGTAGTAATGTAGATGATTCCAACGATGTTGTTGGAAGCGAATATGTTAGTGGATCTGAATTGGTAGTTGAAAGTGAGAATATTTCCATGTCTGAGCAAGTAGCGAATAGCTCGCGCGCAACATGGTGTGAAAATATTATGTTCTGTGACAATTTAGAGGATTGCGGGTTTGCATATAAGTCTTCAAATTTGAAGAGTAGTTTCTTCTGTGGCTTCATGAAAGATTCTGATCACTGCTTGTTCTGTAGTGGTTTGGAAGGTAAGAAATACTTTATCTTTAATGAAGAAGTTGAGAAGGAAGTATTTGCAAGAATTATGGACGAATTGCGCGAGCGCCTTCAGGGTGAAGAGCCTCGCATGATCGAAGTTCTTGATAATCAGTTTATGGCTGATAAGAGAATTTCTTGTGGTAGAAGATTTGATAATGTATTCCGAGGCCTTTCAGAGGACTTTTATGGCTGGGTTGGGACACTTCCGAACTATAGTGATGACAAGTTCATTGAACTCTTTTTTAAAGATAGGCAGAAAATTTGAAAAGTTTTTCAAATTCATATATACTATTTATAGAAAAAGAGGAAAGGCGCACAAAAGAATTTCCTCTTTTTATTTGGGGATGGAATGGTTTCGACGGGGCGATAAAACCAAAGAGAACGTTTCGGACTTGGGTTCGACTCCCAACATCTCCACCAATGCCCGATTAGCAGAATTGGCAGATGCGGTTGTCTCAAGAACAGCGTCATTCCTCGGGGTTCAAGTCCCCGATCGGGTACCACTATATGCGTCCTTTCCGTTGCGGCCGGCGGCATAGTCTGCAAAACTATTGAAAGGTAGGTTCGACTCCTCCAGGGCGCTCCACTTATGGGGTTCGTAGTGTAATGGCTTGCACGACTGTTTGTGGCACAGTTAGTAAGGGTTCAATTCCCTTCGTTCCCACCAACCGCTTGATGTGTGCTGGCGGTATAAAAAATAGTAAACATCCCATATGAGTAGAGGATAGGAAGTGTGAATCCAGCTACATATGGTGAATCCTAAAGTCTTTAATGTGAATAAGACTATGCGTGATTGGTAAACTGTCAAAATATCGAAGCTCGATTCTAACCAGCCCTCTTCGAGGCACAATCGACCTAAAACACATTTGAAACGCTAGGTAAATTTATGCACCATTAGTATAATGGCTAGTACGTCTGCCTTCCAAGCAGAGAGCGTGGGTTCGACTCCCATATGGTGCTCCACTTATGGGTTTATAGTTCAGCGGTAGAATACATGACTTTTAATCATGCAGACCTGGGTTCAAATCCCAGTAAGCCCACCAATTAAATGGCCTTGTAGCACAGTTGGCTAGTGCGGCTGATTTGTAATCAGCAGGTCGTGGGTTCAAGTCCCACCGGGGCCTCCATCGGTAGTCACCACCGAGGCGTAAGCAGAAGAGTGACAGGAATCCAGACACCTTGTAGCGAAAAGTCTGGCGCAGAAGAGGAGCGTGATTTACACTTCGAGTTATTGATCCCCCTGGAGTGCGGAATCATTGGTCGTAAGACAACCGAGGGATAGCTGTCCCGGCCTAGGTTAAAGTAAAGATGCAAAGAACACGTGATTTGTTGAGCGTACTTTAACCGCATCTATGTGGATATAGCTCAGTTGGTAGAGCGTCACCTTGCCAAGGTGAAAGTCGCGAGTTCAAGCCTCGTTATCCACTCCATTTAAATGGCTCCTTCGTATAGTCGGCCTAGTACGCCAGACTCTCAATCTGGAAACGAGTGGGTTCAAATCCCCCAGGAGTCACCAAAGTATAAATGCCCGTATAGTTTAATTGAATAAAATACCAGTCTACGAAACTGTGAGATTAAAGGTTTGAGTCCTTTTACGGGTACCATTTACATATTGGAGATTACCCAAGTGGTGAAGGGGCCGCCTTATAAGACGGTTGCGGTTGGTTCGACTCCAACATCTCCAACCATTTAATTATCGGGGTGTAAGCCAGTGGTAGACGGCCTGCCTTGGGAGCAGGAGGCCGCGAGTTCGAATCTCGCCGCTCCGACCAACTCCGAGTCCCGTAGGAGTAGAAATAAAAGGGAAATGTGGCTTTCTACTCTTCTCAACTACTATCAATAGAAGAAGAGCGTTTGGCGGCCCGAGAGTTCGCAAGTCTTCATGCTCGAGAATGTAGGCGACCTTTGTACAAAGTTTTGGGATGTTGGAGACCCGTGTTCGAATCGCGGTAAGGTTTGTAGTTTAATAGGTAGAACACCAACTTCCTTTATTTATGCCCGTATAGCTCAGCCGGGATGAGCGACTGCCTTACAAGCAGTAGGTCCAAGGTTCGAACCCTTGTGCGGGCACCAAAATGCCTAGTTAGCAAATCTGGTGATTGCGACGGTCTGAAGAACCGCTGAGGTTGGATCGAAACCAACACTAGGCACCAGAGGGGTGGAGATTAGCGCACCCTATTACCAAGTAGAAGTCATGACCTACACAGCTCCGTGAGGTTTCCTGGCTTACACGTTAAACCCGAAACCAGGACGCGTGCCCTCATGGTGGAATGGCAGACACGCATGACTTAGGATCATGTGCGAAAGCGTGAGAGTTCAAGTCTCTCTGAGGGTACCAACCGTGACCAGCTACGTTAGTGGGCGAGTGGCACTTGAAAATAAGCCCTTCTTTTGTAAGTAGAAGATAAAAGAACTTACGATATTTGGGGATATAGCTCAGTTGGGACGAGCGTCCGCCCTGCAAGCGGAAGGTCGCGGGATCGTAGCCCGCTATCTCCACCATTAACCCGAAAGGAAGTATAGGAAAATGTTTCATAGTATAACTTACGGAGACCTCAAACTTGAAGAGATTCCTCGTAAAATTCAACATTATTTTGAGAGAATGAAGATGTATGGTATACCTCTTCAGATTACAATAGGAACTGACTCTCAAAATCACGACAGAACAAAAATTGTATCAGTTATTGCTGTTACTTGCGCGGGCCATGGAGGTATCTACTTCCACGAAACCGATTTCATCAAAAGAATTGATGACGTCCGCGCCAAGTTAACCGAAGAGACTCAACGTAGTCTTGAACTTACCAATAAGCTGGTAGAACTTTTGGAGCAAGATGAGTATACTGAATTGAGAAATAGTTGTTTGATCTCAATTCATGTCGATGCTGGTTGGAGCGACAAAGGTAAAACTAAAGAACTAATTCCAATGCTTGTTGGTTGGATCAATGCGTGCGGTTATGATTGTGAAGTTAAGCCAGAGGCTTTCGTTTCAAGTTGTATCGCAGACAGAATCAGCAAATAAAATTTGAAGTTTTTTGGAAATTAAAGTATAATATATACATAAAGAAACGGAAAAGAAATGCCCTTCGAGGCCCGTGGGCTGTCGATGAAAGACGATTCTTTGCGGAGAAGTTTGCGAAAGGCTTTAATATATAAATAAATGGCGGCACCCGAGATACGGGCCAATCCAGAGCAAATTATATGTCGCCTCGCTTATATGGGTGAGTAGTCCGTAATAGGTAGCGGGCCTGACTGTAAATCAGGTGTCTAACGACTCAGGGGGTTCGAGTCCCTCGTCGCCCACCAAATATAGGAGTATAGCTCAGTAGGTCTAGAGCGCGCGCCTGATAAGCGCGAGGTCGTCAGTTCAAGTCTGACTATTCCTACCAATGTGCCTCGGCGGAAGGCAACAAAAATTTAGGGAATCGCGCGATTCTCATCCGCCATTTATACTCGAATAGCACAACTGGTAATGCATCTGACTCTGGATCAGGGGAGTGTAGGTTCGAATCCTGCTTCGAGTGCCATTAACCATTTTCTCAAGTAACTCGTGCCAAGCGGACGAAAGAGAAGAAAAGAACCGAAGTAGCCCTAACGGGGTTGGACCCGCTTGGTCGAGGGAAGGAATGTTAGGACGGAGAGTTGGTGACTCTCACTTTATATGCTCCGATAACTCAGTTGGCTAGAGTAACTGACCTTTAATCAGTAAGTCGGGGGTTCGAGTCCCCTTCGGAGTACCAAAATGGTGAGGAAATTTGGCCGGCGCCAAACCGAGTCTTGAAAACTTGTGGTACCAGGGATGGTATGGGGATCGACACCTCTCCTCATCGCCAAAATGCAGTCGTGGAGTAATGGTATCTCAAAAGCCTGCTAAGCTTTCCTACCTGTAAAGGTAGTGCACGTTCGAGTCGTGTCGGCTGCGCCAAGCGCATTGGGCCTGCGGGTCCACCCACGCTATGTCTGCGCTTTATAAGTTGAGCAAGCGGAACTCCAAGGATATACCTTGCCAGTGCGGGTTGGGCCGCACACATATATCGCGGTGTGGAGCAGTGGCAGCTTGACGGGTTCATGCCCCGGAGGTCGAGGGTTCGAGTCCCTCCACCGCAACCAGAAGCGCTTGGATGGCCGTGCAGTTCGCATTACCTGATAAGTATGTTTAAAGCGCTATATAAATAATATGGGCCCCGAGGACGTGGTAGCTGCCTCATAGTTCCTCATTTTTTATCGCTCGGCCGCCGGCGCGGCAGTTCGGTTCATACCCGTTCCTGATGAGGTTCAACCCCTCGACGAGCGACCAATTTTTGACTTTTTGATAAATTTTAGCTATAATATTTATAGAAAAAAGAAAGGAGAGAGAGATTATGCCAAGATATTATAATTTTGATTATGATGAAAATCGGTACTACGAAGTAGACCACCCAATGCATGATCATTATACCTATGATCTCGAAACTGATGCTTGGTGTGAAACTCTGCTTGTAGATGGTAAGCCAGTTACTTACAAGGAATGGAAAGGAAAATAATATGGAAGATAAAGAAAAGAAATCACCTCCAATTTTCCAAATTAGTTTTGTGGATATTTTGTTTTTTATTTTTCTTATCCTCAAACTTTGTGGTGTGATTGATTGGCCTTGGGTTTGGGTACTTGCCCCACTTTGGATTCCTTTGGTTCTTGTGGCCCTTTTGTTTATTGTGTTGGGAATTATCTATTTATTTATGTATTAGGATTAAGGATTTATGAAGAAGAAGACCATTCAAAAAAGAAGAATAAGGCGCGATTGTTGGGATCTCGACTTCTCATTCTATGAGTGGTTGCGGCAGCACCTTCCAGTATATTTGAAAGATGCTGGCAAAATTGTAGATTTATCTTATCGTAAGTTTACTTATAAAGGTAAAGAATGGACTCAAGAAGAGTTAATCAAATATTTAATTCAGCGTCTTGAGTTCATGCGCGGCCTCGTAGTCATTGATGATGACTACGAAGAGATGAGATGCGAGGTCCACGACATTTGGAAGTTGATTTCACCCTTTATGTGGTGGTAATATGCCTCCGTCGTTCAACCGCACAGGACATCGGTCTTCTAAACCGAGAATTAGGGTTGGAGTCCCTACGGGGGTACCAAAATTAAAATTTGAAAAGTTTAGAAAAATCGAGTATAATATATATACAAAATGAGAAAAGAAATGGGAGAGTAGCTCAGAGGCAGAGCGTGCGGCTGTTAACCGTAAGGTCGAGATATCGTAATTCTCCTTTCCCGCCATTTATGGCTTCGTAGTTCAGTTGGGAGAACGCCAGCCTGTCACGCTGGAGGTCGCGGGATCGAGACCCGTCGGAGTCGCCACAGGGGTTACCCTGCTTTGGTATAGTGCTTACTACCTTCCTCACCAGTAAAACGTAAGCGGTCGCGTTCGAAATGCGCGTGAGTTTGCTAGTTTGGACAAGAAACAGCCCAGATTACGGAATTTACTGGCCGAATTAAATTCTAGCGCAATTGTGATGGGCGCTTAGGGTGGTACCACCATCACTTCATTATCGCCCCATAGGCAAACGGTAAAGCCGGTGCCCTTTCAAGGCACAGACGTTGAGTTCAACTCTCACTGGGGTGGCCAGGCCCATGAAAGCGGACTGTGGGTTCCGGAGATATTCATCAGGTTAAGCTCCTACTCAAACCTGAATTAGCGCACTTGATGCGTGAAGGGATAAGCATAGCCGCGTGTGAAACCCTTACCCCCTTTCCTCCAGTTTGGTGGTGTCGTCGCGGAGGTAAACCTAAACCACCACTTATGCCCCCTTAGCTCAGTGGTAGAGCCGCCGGCTTATATCCGGCACGTCCTAGGTTCGAATCCTAGAGGGCGCACCAGAAAATTTGACTTTCTTTGAAAATTCAGTTATAATATTAACTGTAAAATGAAACTGAACTTTGAAAACTTAAATCGGCTGGTTTCGGGCCGTTAGATAAACCTAGTAATAGGGATAAAGCAGAGTATGTATTCCTTGCACTCTGCGACATTTCTTCGGAAGTGTTCGTCGGAAAACCTACTGAAAGACCTAGAATTGTTCTAAGTTCGAGAGCGGATATCTAAAGCGCCGTGGAGAATATGAACAGTCGGAGTACAGAGACAGGTGCTTCTACTTCAGAAATGAATGTAATGGTTAAGTAGTTATTTGGTGTGAGTTCCAGGGATGGAACAAATGCTGATGTAAGTTTTAACAGATATGAATTCCGAAAGGAAGTGTGGAAGTTAAAGTAGTAAGTCGACACAAGACAAGCAGGATTACGAAGGATGGAATGTACTCAAAAGGTATGGATGTCCTAAGAGCACCCTCGTAGTTCATTGAGAGGATCCGTTGAATATAGCTCAGTGGTGGAGCGATTGCCTTGAACGCAATAGGACGCTGGTTCGAATCCAGTTATTCGAAGCAAATATTAACTGCAAAAGTGGTGCTCACCTAGGCTCGGAAAATAGTCTTATCCATCTGCAATATGGTGGCTTAGTGGAACCGCAAGTGAAGCTAAGAAACAAGTACAAGTAACTGCAACTCTAACAGTCTGCAAGCTGTGAATCCCGCAAGGAAGAATGTGGAGAACGGAAGTTTATAACAGTCTAGGTAAGTGTTTGCTAGTTTTCTCAAAACTAGTGGCTATCATAGCTACTCCTTAATCGGGAGTGTGGTAAGTATCTCCAACGGTACTGGATGCTATGGAAAAGACGTCAATAACCTCAGCGTTTCTTTACTTTTTATATATATACCGAATTGGCGGAATGGCAGACGCACTTGGCTAAGGACCAAGTACCAATTTTGGTGTAAGAGTTCGAGTCTCTTATTCGGTACCAATTTAATATTTCTCGGTGTGGCGGAATGGCAGACGCAACGGGCTTAAAACCCGTCGGTGGAAACACTGTGTGGGTTCAAGTCCCATTGCCGAGACCAAATCTTTGGTAGAGAAAAAAATCCTGCACTCTTTAAATGGTTCTCAAGGGTATGAAGACACCGGAACAGCCAAATAAATCCTCACTCGGCTAGCAATAAGAGTGAGTGCGTTCGGGTAAGGGCTAGTACACCGCGGAACGTCGCAAGAGCAGAGAGCAACAACTCCCTAAAAAATCTCTCAACTATACCGGTTAGTGTTCGACCAGGATGGGTCTGGTTCCTTGCAAATGTTTGCCTAGTAGGTAAGGGCTTAATGTTTATCTACCGCAAGCGAGTGATGCGTGAAGACATCGTGCGTACCATCTTCGTACCATTAAGATGGACAAAAATGAGCTCATCTACCATGAGTAGAAGGAGCATTCGATAGCGCCTCCAGTGTATGAAGGCGCTATTTGTTAATTGGAGGTAGATACTATTTTACGAAAGAATAATAGATATGAGTTTTTGCTGGTTTTGATTTTTGCTTTCTTTAGTTGTTGCATTTTATGCTTCGCATTTGGACAAAAATCTCCAGTACCGGTTGTGGAATTAAAAAAGTTAGAGATTATAACTCCAACACCGACTAATAAGCCCACTTTCACATCGACACCGACGCCAACATCAACTCCTACCCCAATTCCTTCACCAACGCCTTTACCAGATCCATTCTTTGGACAGAGAACATTTAAGTCATATGAGAACTATCGAAACATAACTCGGGTCGACTCGCCGCAATATAAGCTCCAACAGGAAGCATATACTGGTGATTATGGAATACGAATGGTTGGTGATCGATATTGTGTTGCGATGGGTAGTTACTGGGCAAAGAAAATCGGCACCAAGCTAGACGTCTACTTAGAGAGCGGCCAAGTCATAAAAGTCATTCTTGGAGATAATAAACAAGATAGACACACCCTAGAAAACCATCGAGTCGGCGCGGACAACCGTGATGTATTGGAGTTTATAGTTGATCTCGATGTGGTGCCGCAAAGGGTTAGAGATACTGGAAACTTGAACTATTTATTTCCAGGAAAGGTGGTCCATGTTGAGGTGGTAGAGGAATAAGAAGATTTGAAATTTTCCTAAAATTTATGTATAATATATACATAAAGAGTAGAGAAAAGAAATGGGAGTTTAGTTTAATGGGAAAACTGCGGTCTCCAAAACCGTTGATGTGGGTTCGATTCCTACAACTCCTGCCACATATTGGGATGTGGTGTAGCGGCAACACGACTGGCTTTGACCCAGTAGTTATAGGTTCGACCCCTATCGTCTCAGCCACTTGAAAATTTGAAAAGTTTTCGAATTTTTAGTATAATAATTATAGAAAGTGAGAGAGAACTCACTTCACTCCAACAAAATGGTGAACACTACCGACCGCACCCATTGGTAGGGCAACTTCAGACAAGGTGGCACCAAGCCTGAAGAAACAAGTGTGACGGACCGGCGTAGAAGGGACGACAGAGCGCCGCAATCTAGTCAGAGAGGTATGACTTTAAAATGACCTCAGTTCCGACGGAGTTGAACCTGGTTAGAATTTATCCGACCAACTTCAGTACCTGTGCCACAGGGGATTTCGTTATCGCTAGAAATCAAAGGTAAAATTCGACTAGTAGATATTGGCGGAGTATGTAGGTGTACGCAGTATGAGATTATGGTAATTGGAACACTTAAAGTGTTTGGGCGCAGATCGGATCATTGGTCTAGAAATTTGGTGACAATGTCACGGCGCTTGGGGAAAATGTTAGTAGGACCTCCCTCTCTCAACTCTACGGGACCATAACACCTCTCCGTAATGAAACCCGAAGCAAGAGAGCCATTAAAGACAGACTAACTCTTCTATCTACTGGAATAGGTTTTCGGTCATCCTTTAAAACCGTCTTTTTTATTACGCTAACTTTGGCAACAGGATGCCAGAGAATATATTATAAACCAACAGGAGGGTTTATTATGCGTTATTATTCAGATTTACTTAAAAAGGTTTTTGATTCAGAAGAGGCTTGCGTTGCGGCCGAGGACAAGTACCTGACCGAAATGGAAGAGAAGGACGCGCGCGAGAAGGAACTTCGTGAAAAGCGTAAGGAGCGCGCGAAGGAAGTTGAGGATGCATTGAAGGCAGTCCACGAAGCACAAAAGCAATATCAAGAAAAACTTGATGCTTTTTTGAAGGACTACAAAACTTTCCATTGTACTCTCTCAGCTACAGATGTGCGTAATCCTTTGACCACTATCTTCGATGATCTTTTTATGCTGTTCTAATAGCGGGGGACTATGTGGCTATATGTCATATAGTCCTTTTTTTAGAGTACATAGTAGAAAAGTCTACTTAAATATAGGAGTAATCTAACTCCAAATAAAGAATGTGAGGTACACGCTATGAAAAACCCCAACATGACTTATGGTGCGGCGCAAGGTATTCCGCTCCAGAACCTTATTGATGAACTTCAGACTGGAAACCTTCCATCTCCATCAATTGAACAGTTCTATGATGATTTTAATAACCGAACTATTTGGTTGTTGGATGAGATCGATGGAGATACATTGGATGTAGTATCTAAAATTGTTAGATGGAACCGCGAAGATAAGGATACGCCAGTTGAGGAACGTAAACCCATCAAAATTTTCTTCTTCTGTCCTGGCGGCAGCCTCGATATTGAAGAATCGGTTGTTTCGGTTATTAGACTTTCAAAGACTCCAGTATGGGGAATCGCGGTTGGTATGGTTGCTTCTGCGGCGACACTTATATACTTGAGTTGTCATAAACGTTTTGCATTGAAGAACGCATATTTAATTATTCACCAGGGCTCCGCGCAGTTAGGAGGTAACTACTCCGAAGTTATTGCGGCAGTTAGGGATTACGAAGAAACCGTAGAGCGTATGACTAAGTTCTATGTGGAGAATACTAGTTATACTGAAGAAGAGATTAGAGCAAATATTAAAACCGACTGGTATGTAAGAGGTCAAGAACTTCTTGATAGAGGATTGATTACAGGCTGGATCGAAGACATTGATATTTTGCTTTAATGGAGGAAATTTAATGGAATATAAGGGATACAAAGTAATTTCTAATGAAGAAGAAGTTACTAGATTTTATCAGAAAGAATATCCTATTGATGGTTTGAATGAAAATGAATATCTACTTATTGCTGACGAACAAGGAGAAATCGTTGATAAATACTATCTTCATAATGGAAAATATGAACAAGTTCGTTGGACACCGATCAAAAGTCGATGGATAGGAGAAATCAAACCTTTAACAGTTACCCAAGAACTTGGTTTTCATATGTTACAAACTGCACCTTCTACTTTAAAAGTCTTCAACTCTTCTTACGGAGTTGGAAAAAGTTTTTTGAGCGCGGCGTATACATTAAGTTGTCTAGAAAAGGGGCTTTATAATAAAGCGATTTTGATTCGTCCAAACATTGGTGTTAAGGATTATCCTTCTCTTGGTCTTGTTCCAGGTACCTATAATGAAAAAGCGATGCCATGGTTCGCTATGCTTGGAGACATCATGGGGAGCATGGATGCTGTACAAGCTTTGGTTGATGAAGGTAAACTTGAATTTGCTCCAATAGAAACTCTTAGAGGGCGCACTTTTACTGATAGTATTATTCTTGTAGAAGAATGTGGAAACTTAAGTACTGCACTTTGTAGATTGATTGTTAGTAGATGTGCTAAACATAGTATTATTATTATGTGCGGAGATGAATCTCAGGCAGATAGAGAGAGATTTAAAGAAGATTGTGGTATTAAAAATATGACTGAAAAACTTGCAGGGCATCACCTTTTTTCCTACTTAAGTATGGAGGGTTGTGTTAGAAGTGAAACTGCACAATTAAGTGAGTTGTTTTAATGGGAAATATTTATATTATAAAAAACACTATAAATGACAAAGTTTATATTGGTCAAACGCTTTTTGATGTAGAGACTCGTTGGAAACAACATCTTCAAGAAGCTAAAAAGCACACCAATAGACATCTTTATAATGCAATAAATTCTTATGGAGAAGATAAGTTTTATTATGAAATCTTAGCCAAAGACGTTAGAAATAAAGATTTAGACGACTTAGAGAAGTACTACATAAAATTATATGATAGTTTTAACAATGGATATAATATGACTACAGGTGGAGAAGGTGGTAGTATTTATGACATTGATATAAAACAGGTTTACGAACTGTGGGAAGATGGCCTTAGTCCAAAACAAATTGCAGATGAATTGAAATGTAGTATAGAAGCGATCTATAGTCGTTTAAAAACTTATCCAAATTATGATCCACTCAGAACAGTTTCTAGACCAGTCCACTGTTATGATTTGTTTGGAATGTATTTACAGTCTTTTTGCTCCGCTGCTCAAGCTGAAAGAATATTTAGTGGAAAACGAGATAATGATAATATTGCCGCTGCTGCACGTGGCACTCAAAAGACGGCATACGGTATTCAATGGTCTTATGAAAAACTCAAGAAATACAGAGATATACATCAAGAATTAGGTTCTGGTATCGAAATACCTATTGCTCAATATACAAAAGACGGCAAATTTATCCGGTATCATAAAAATATTCGTGCCGCAGAAAGATATATGAAAGAAAAATACAATCTTTCTCATGTGCATATAGGTGATGTTTGCAAGAAGAAAACTGGATATAAAAGTGCTGGTGGATATGTTTGGAGATATTATTTTGAGCCTTTTAAAGAGCCGAAGAGATCCGAAGTGGCACGACTTGCAGATCTTCTTGATGATTAATTTTTATGAGGCCCGCGCCGTGTAGGCCGGGTCTCTATTAGGAGGAGAAAGATGAGTTTCGGGATGTTATATGATAAATCAGTAAATGGCGAACGTTACGTTTATTATAAAAGACTTAATACTGATACTAGTAATAATAAAGACCTCCAAGATCAATGGAGAAATCTTTATGAAAAAACAACTGCTTTAATGGATTATAGAATAGAACAAGGGTCAGATTCTGATAGAATAGCCTCTTATTTTATGAAACTAAGAGACTCTGAATATAAGAAAGAAATAAAACTATTAAGGTCTAAGTTTGGGGAAGACTTCATGAAAGATTATAAGTATGGTAATGATTCTTTCTCCGAGACGCAAGGTATTAGTGAAAAGCTAATTAAGGGTTATAATGAATTATTAAACTTAAAAAAAGTTTTTAAAAGAAACTTTCAAGTCATTACAAAAACAAATCAAACACAAGTAATAAGCCATTTTGATACATATTTTGAAAGTCAATATGATAAAAATGCAGATAAAATAATCGCAGAAATAGAACAATTACTTCCTAATAGAGGGAGGGATACAATAAAATCAGTTATTGATTCTGTTATGGGAAAATGGATTCCTATCCTAACAAGAGAAGCATTAAAAGCATCTTTCCAAGCTGGGGTTGAGGATAAAAGGGTTTCAAAAGATTTACAAGATGCCTATGCTGAATTAATACCAATATTAGATGATATTAATAATGAAATGGGTAATGAATTCGTTAGATCTTTTATTAAGGATTATCAATTGGATAAAATTTCCAATGCAATTAACGAAAGAAGAAAAACTATTTACCATACAAAAGAGGGTTGGAAGGGAGCAATTAAAAATTTTGGAATACTAGAAAATTGGACTTCTAAAGGATCAAAAGGTTATGCTTCCGAATCTCTCCAAACCTTAATCGGTCAATTCCTTGATAATGCGGTTAGAACAGGTCCTACAAATCAAAAGGCTGACATGATAGTTACTTATAACATACCGAGTGGAGATAAAATAGTTAAAGAATGGATGAAAGAAAATGTATTTGGTACTAGACCGGCAGACATAGATGCATTAAAAAAATTACAGGGTAAGCTAGAAGATTTTAATGACAGCTTTATTGTTTATTCTAATACTAAGAATTACTCTTTAGGAAAGACTTTTACCCAGGGGTTTAGAGGTGGAGAAATTAACCTTGATACTTGGGATACTATGATGCATAGGGTGGGGGAGCCGAAGAAAGGAAGAATATTAATTTTTATGGCCCTTCAATTAATTCCTGGCAAAGGTGATAATCCTGGTGCTATAGGTGAAGGAAAAGATGAAGAGGTAAAAAAAGCATTTGCTAGAGCAATAGCTTCTGCGCTGTTTGATGATTTTGATATTATTGGTGAAGAACAAGGTAACTTAACTAGTATACATTTAATGTACCTAAATGGTATTTATATTCCACTATCTTTCTACTTTAATTTACTCTATAAAGCATTTAAAGATTATTCTAAAGAAAATATAGATAAGTTAATAACTGTTAAAATTGACCACCCAGAAGAAATTGAATACCCTACAATGAAAGATCAAGAAGGAGTAGAACATCCTTGGAATGTTCAGTCCAAAATAGCACTTAATCAAACCAGAATTAGTTATTTCTTTCTAAAAAACTTTAAAGAAGAAATGCAAAAACTTAATGTAAAGTTTTTATTTTAAGGAGGTATATCTATGATCGTAAAAAACAATTTCCAGGCGCTTCAATTCGCTAGACACTTCCTAGCACTTATGGCGCCATACTGGTACGGCACATTTGGACAAATGGCCACACCAGAACTCTACAAAGAAAAGAAAGGTCAATATCCAACTCAATACCCTCCGCAGAAGTGGACAGTTGAGTCCTTCACATCTCAGTATGGCCAACGAGTATTTGACTGTATTGGACTTGCAGTAAAAGGCTATCAGTTCAATACCAATAATGACTTCGATGCAGATCCGGTTTATAACTCAAAATATGACGTATCCGCAGATGACTTCATTAAACTTTGTACAGAGCGCGGCCCTTATGATTCAATGCCAGATATCCCTGGTCTCATCGTTCACAAGAAAGGTCATGTAGGTATTTATCTCGGCAAGGTAAAGGGAAAGAAAGTTGTAATTGAGTGTAAGGGACACAAATACGGAACTGTACCTACAGACGATACTCCATGGACTGAATGGGGTAAGTGCCCATGGTGGACATATATCACAATTCAGATCTGGGTAGAATCACTTTATATCGCAGTCTTTGGCAGACAGGCAGATAGTGGTGGACTCGACTACTGGGTAAGTACACTCAAGTCCAAAGGAACCACTCCTACGGATGTAGTTACTTTCTTCCTTAACTCGCCGGAACTCGCGGCTCGTAATGTAAGTGATGATGAGTTTGTAAAGATCCTTTATGATGTGTTCTTCCAGCGCTTACCAGATGCGGCCGGCTATAAGTACTGGATCGGACAACTTGGTAGTGGTAGACCTCGCGCGCTGGTGGTTGAGGATTTTATTGGAACACAAGAATGGAAAGACATGAACGAGTATCTTGAGTATGTTAATAAATAAGGATCGTTAATTTTGATCGAAGGCCCGCCTAATAAGCGGGCTTTTTAAATTTGAATTTTTTTGGAAATTCGGGTATAATATATATATGAAAAGGAAAGAAGGGAAATTATATGGATAAGGAAAAGAAAATTGAAATTTTAAATAGATTGCCATCTCAATTCATAGACAGATATTATTCGATGGCAGAAGTATATGAAGCCCTGGAAGGTGCTATCCAAGCGGTAGAAAAAGAAAGACCCATTGGGCGATGGATTGATTTCCAAGAGGATGGATATGTTGAATGTCCATTCTGTGGGAGTATGACAGAGTGTGATGGAAATAAAGATGAATTACATTATTGCTTTGCTTGTGGAGCGAGATTGGAGTGATGAGTGATGGCTAATTGTGAAGGTTGTATTCATACTGTTGTTTGTTATAAATACCAAGATGCTTGTATTATGAAATCTCATTCGTGTGAAAGTTATAGGAAAGATGAAAAAAGACAGCATGGAGAGTGGATAGAAGTTAATGTAAAGCCTACACCTTTTGGTGGCTACACTCGTGATCTAAAATGCAGTCGGTGTAATAAAATTACACATGAATATCATCCTATTTTCTGTTCAAATTGCGGCGCAAGAATGGATGGTGACGAGAAATGAGTAATTATACAGCAATTATCCATTGTGAGAAATGTGGTAAAGTATTAGCTGAAATCAATGCCTATCATGAACCGAAAGCAGATTGGTTTGTGCCACAGGATATAATAAGTAGAGATTACAAAATAAATAGTATTTATTGCCAGGATTGTTTAAATGAAAGCGGTGATATAAATGACAACTCAAAACGCACTTGAAACTGTAAAGAAACGCCTAAGATGTAACTACAAAGAATGTAACTGTCAGTGTATGACTTGCGAGTTTAAAGTCCTACCTGATGAATTAAACGAAGCACTCGCGGCGCTCGTCAAGAAGGTTGAAGCGAATGGCACGCCCGCGGAAATAAAGAGAGGAAGACGAAATAAATGAAAATTTTTGTTACTGGGGACATTAAATTTGTGTAACCTGTTATATAAATTGCCACTTATTTATAGAGGTGATAATAATGGGTAAAAAAATAGATTTAACAGGACAGCGTTTTGGGTATTTGGTAGTTCTTTCTGAACTTAAAGAGCGAAAAAATAAACAAATACAATGGTTATGTAAGTGTGATTGTGGTAATCAATTACCTGTTCTTGGAGCAAGTTTGCGAAGTGGTAACACAAAATCTTGTGGGTGTATGAAGCATAAGGGATTAATAGATTACAACAATAAAAGAAGTGAAGAAGCAAAAATTGCTATTGGTACTATTTTTGGGAACTTAAAAGTTATTAAAGACTTAGGTTGTCGTAATTATTATGATAGTGGTCGTCGTAGAAGATATTATCTATGCGAATGTATGAAGTGTGGATCAGTAAAGGAATATACACAAAATGCTCTAAAGAGTAACCATGCGGTTTCTTGTGGATGTTCTAAGTCTAAAGGAGAAGAGAAAATTTCTAAACTATTAACTGATGCCAATATAAAGTTTTTATATAATTATGGTTTTCCTGAAATAGAAAAAGAGACTGGATATAAATTACGTTTTGATTTTATTATTTTTGATGAAGATAATAACGTAAAAAGATGTATAGAATATGATGGTAGACAACATTTTGAAGGTATGCAGGGCGGGGTCTGGAGTCATACTGAAACTTTAGAAGTTATAAAAAAGAGAGACGAAGCTAAAAATAACTATTGTAAAAATAAAGGTATCCCTTTAGTAAGAATACCTTATACAGTTTTAAAATCATTTACTTTAGAGGATTTAATGTCTAATAAATATTTAGTTAATTAAGGGGGTGGTCTTATGTCACATATTTATGTGACGGGTTAGCGATACTCATGGAGATCTTGATCTCTTTAAACTCAATTCAAAGTTCTTCCCAGAGGGTAAAAAGCTCACTAAGGACGATTATGTAATTGTTTGTGGTGACTTCGGTGGAATTTGGGATAAGGGCGAGTATGATAAATATGTCCAGGGTTGGTTTAATGAAAGACCATGGACAACTCTCTTTGTAGATGGAAACCACGAGAACCATGATGCACTTGATGCCTATCCTGTTGAGATGTGGAATGGCGGAAAAGTTCATAAAATTTCTGATTCCATTATTCACCTTATGCGCGGTCAGGTCTACACCATCAATGGTAAAACCTTCTTCACCTTTGGAGGCGCGCAATCACACGACAAGTGGCACCGCACCGAAGGAAAAAGTTGGTGGGCACGTGAAATGCCATCAGATGAGGAGTACGAAGAGGGTCTCGCAAACCTTGCGAAAGTC